GTAATTTCACACTGATTTTATATCGATAGTTTATGTTGTCTTATACCGGCGAGAGTTATTTTAGATCTCTTTTCGTTATATAGCCGATTCATCATCCAACATTAACCATTATTATAGAATTACATTGCTATTTTATTATAGCCGAGTTCACTGTGAAAACTCGATTCTGAAAATTCCTTAGTTAGTTTAATTTAGGTAGTTCTACACCTCTTCCTTTTGGAAGTTTAAAGCTTAGAACGTTGTGTGCACGAAAGCACTCGACACTGAAGAAACTTTTATCATTATGCCTGAAACACTGGCGATAGATACGGAGTAAGTGTCTAGCCCCATTAGGGGGTGAGTTAGAATATTTATTGTAAGGATACAGTGGGTATGAGGTTTATGGAAATTTTTACCTTTCCCTCAACCATACATTGATTAGCCTAGCAGCAAGTATAACCATTTATGGCGTGCTTCGTTGTAGCCTTTATATGGGTCCAAAACTGAAATGAAACGTTGACGTTTTGGAGCAGCAGTGATTTTTGTCACTTATCACTGGCTGTACCACCGAGGTCATACAATTTATATTAGTTAGTTAACTTTAGAATTGTATCGTTTATATATTACACCAACATTGTAATTCAGGCCGCCCTGAACGCCTGAACACAATTTAAAACAAGGGCACTTTTTACCAAAACATTAAGTTTGAAAGCGGAGGGAAACCGCCACAATCAAAGGTAAGTGACAATGAATTTAAAAATCCACAACCTTCACCGGTTATGGTTACTTCCAGTAATAGAGTATTTAAATTACTTTGGACAAGAGTAATTAATTTTGCGAGATATCGTAAAGAAGCAATTTATACTACAGAAGCATTTTGCTCTGTTCCTGAATTCAGGAAAATTAGAGATTATTTGAATAAAATTGGTGAATTGAATTTTATTGAACCATATTTAAAGTTCGAAAAATTTATGACTAAAATTATTCAATATGAAATCACTGAATTTCGATCTCTTATATTTAGTATTTTTATCTATCTACTTCGTCTTATGCGAGTAGATTCGATTAGCTCTTTTTTCATTTTATCATTAGATTTCGTTAATAACCTTTTTGGGATTGACTTTATTATTGAAAATGCGAAAAGAGTATATCAACTTGTTGAAGAACACGTTAATAGTATTTGGTGTTCTTTGATGACTCAATCAGGTTTTAAAACTGAATCTAAAGTAGCAGAATTTTTAACTAGTTTTAGAAATAATTATAAGAATATTTTAGATTCTACTTTAGTTACAAATTTGAGAAATTTAACTTTGAGTTTAGTTGGAATGAAGTTTTTTAACAAAAATGTTGCAAATACATTTGTTAAAACTTTAGGTCCTGCTCAAAGTGTATCATTATTGGAGCTTGGTGAGCTCCTTTTAGAATCAGTTATTGGATTATTTCAATCAGGAGAACGTTTGGCAGCTGGCGAAAAGCCAATGTCGATTTTACGTTCCAGTGATCCAATAGCAGAAATACTCAATGAGTCTGAAGAATTAAGACTCATGGAAAAATTAACTTATGTAGGTTTGCCACAACCAGATAAAATTGAAAGAAATGAATATATGTCTCGTTTGAAGAGAACGATTGATAATCTTGAAATTTTAAAATCACAAATACCTACAAAATCTAGACAGTTTAAAAGTCTTAATGACTCTATGTCTAAATTAAAATTAATTAGAGCTTCTTTCATCAATAGAATGAAAGGAGAAACTCGACCAGTTCCTGCGGCCTACGTTATTGTAGGTCCACCAGGAATTGGTAAATCATCTGTGACAGAGTTAATCTGTCAGATGTGGAGTAAAGTTAAAGGCCGAAAATTTGATCCTACTCATGTTTATCATAGACAGAGTATGGAAGATTTTTGGTCTGGTTACGATCCACAATCACAACCTATTATTCACCTTAGTGAAGCTGGTGCTCTTAACAAGAACATCGCTAAAGTACAAGGTGATAATACTATTAAAGAAATGTTATCAATTATTGATAATCTGCCAATGCATGTCAATATGGCAGATTTAGAGTCCAAAGGTAACATTATGGTTACAGCAGAAATGGTTGTGACCGATACTAATAATGCAAGTCTGAATGCTGATGTTGTTTTGTCAGCACCAGCTGCATTACGTCGTAGGTTCATATATATTGAACCTAAAGTTAAAGAAGAGTTTCGTGTTGGCGACTCGTGTAGATTAGATCAAAAGAAGGCACTTGAAAGCGATACCAAATCGCTTGATAGATGGACTTTTGATGTAGTTAGACATGAAGTTGCTGACAATGTGCGCTCAAATTTAGTACCTTTGAAGAAAGGTATTGATGTTTTTGAATTATGTTCTTATTTAGAACAACATATGAGTAATCACATTCGTCAACAAGAGGAGAGAATCAATATGTCATCCAATATCAATATTGATGATTATTTAACTCCTGTTGCAACTGAAAGTATGTCATTAGATGTACATTCATCTAATGATTACGAGATTTACACTTTCTTATTAGTTTCCTTTATCTGTTTTTTTGGTAAAGAAAGAAGAAGTGTAATTTTAGAATATGTTAAATTGTATTTAATGTATTTTTGTATATATATTTTAATACTTGTTCATTGGTTTTGGCCAATGGGTTGGTACCAAAAACTTTTGCTTGCCTATCAAGCAAACAAAAAGAAACAAGTATTATCCGATAGACTTCAACGAAATCATATTCGTTTTGGAGTTTTATTTTTGGGTAGACAAGTTTCTAATGAAGAATTATGTGAACTAGTTAAACCAACTAGTTCTTTCATTTTACCTATTTTATGCGTTCTTTCTGGTTTTCTTATGACTTGGAGAGTTATCAAACCCTTTGCTTTTAGCACTGAGGGCTTAATGGTCTCCAAAGAGAGAACTGAAGAAGAGGTTGATGAAATTATTAACGATATTGAAAAAGAAGTTAATGTTTCAATGCCTCAAGAACGCAAAAAGAAAGGAAATGCTATCAGCTGGGATCTTTCTTTGAGTGAACCAGTTGTGATGAATGAACTTGTTTTACAACCATTAGAACAAGTTGAGAAAGCAATTATGCGAAATGCACGTTACGTAGAATGTGCAGGTAAAACCATTAACATCACCCAAATTTTGGGTGTATGTGAAGATTTAGCTTTAATTAATTATCATGCATTACCTGATAATCTTGATAGAATTCATATTTTTATGGATTATGAGAGAAGATTAAAACAATGTGAAGTCACTATTGACCAATCACAATTGTTTCAGGTACATTCTGATATTTATTTAATTCGCTTAAGAGGATGTAAGTTTAGAGATATTAGGAGTTATTTTGCTGAGAAATTTGCAACTCCTTCCACTCTAGGTTATGTAGGGTATATTGCTGGTACACGTGTTAATGCATGTGTCCGAATGAATCCTATGAAAACTGTACAATCCGCTACCAATGAAGCTATGATTAATAAACCTATTATGTATAGATGGTCTGATCATAAAGTTGGAAAGTGCGGAACACCATTAGTACTACAATTGGGAAGATCTTTCCAAATTGTAGGAATCCACACAGCTGGTGCTATTACACCAGGTGATGATAAGGCTGTGTCTGAGAGTGTTACTCGTGAGTTGGTTAATTCAGCTTACCAAAAGTATATAAACTCTACAGATTTATTGCCTATCAATTCTGAAGGTCGTGTGCGTCTTCCAGAGGGCATGTTATTATCTAATAACATTCACGAGAAATCACCCCTCATGTATATTCCTTGCCCAACATTTACTACAATAGCACATATTGAAAATTATAATCCACCTAACCCAGGTAAATCAAAATTAAGATCAACTCCACTAGTACATCATTCTGAGTACATGGTTGGAGTTAGTCCTTTTGATAAGGAAGGTAGGCCACATTATGGTGCGCCACCTTTTAAACATAAATGGGTAGATGGTGTTTACAAAGCACCATATAATAATTTTCTAACAAAAGCTTCTGTGTGTAAAAAATCCTTAAATTTGGATGTTATGAAAAAGACTGTAAACTTAATTGTTTCACACATTACACATGGATTAGAAGAGAGAGGAGTTGAAGAATTAACTCCTGTTCCTATGAAGGTAGCAGTAAATGGAAGTCCAAATGACTTCTATATGCGATCCATGAAACCTTCTACATCTGGAGGATGGGCCTGGACTGGTCCGAAAAGAAAATATTCTGAATATATTCCTCAAGATTTTAAAACTGATGCATTTTTGCCGATATTTGACATTAAAACCCAAGTAGTAGAGCAAATCAATGCATATAAATCGTATGAAGATGCTAATCCTATTAACGGAGCTCAATTGAAAGATGAGCCTCGTTCATGGAAAAAGATTGCAGAAGCGAAAACACGAGTTTTCTGCATGTCTTCATATGAATCCACTATTGTTAACCGAATGATGTTATTACCATTCTATACTCAAATGGTTGAAAATAGTGATATTTTCTGCACTGCACTTGGCATTAATATGCACAGTACAGATGTAGATAGATTTATCGAGAACCTTACCTCCTTTTCATGTTTGTATATGGAAGGAGATTGGGGAGGCTTTGATACATCGATGCCTATAGATATTGGTCTTATGGCTAATACTATAGTTTATAAAGTATTAAAACACTTTGGCTATAGTGATGAAGCCTTAACACTCGTTCGCGGGTGTTTAAGTGATAATCTATTCCCTTTTATTGCTATGCAAGGTGAAGTAATGAAAATCCCTGGTTTTCAGCCTAGTGGCAAATATGCTACAGCTGAAGATAATTCTTTAAGGGGATTATGTTTACTTGTTTATGCATGGTTTGATTTGATTGATAATGAGCACTTTTTTGATAATGTTCGTCCAGTTATTTATGGAGACGATATGTTGGCTGCTGTTAAAGTAAAATATGCAGCTTTATTTAATAATAATATTTTTCAAACATATGCTGAAAGTGTATATGGTATGGAATTTACTAATGCTCAAAAGAGTGATGATATGCGACCTTTTTTAAATCTTTCTGAAATATCTTTCCTTAAACGTAATTTCGTTTATAGAGAAGATTTGCAGAGATGGGTTGCACCACTTGATAAATTATCAATTATGAAAACTATATGTTACTATTTACCTAGTAACGAAGTCTCCGAAAGAGACCAAATTATTGATTCTTGTGTTTCTGCAATGAGAGAATTATACTTTCATTGTTTGGAACCTGAATTTATGGATCGTAGAGAACGATTCATAGAAATTTTAAAAGAAGTGTATGAGGTTGATGATGTAGAAATACGTTGTAAATTTCCTTCTTTTAATGCTATTACCAAATCGCTTGAAGATGACTCCATCACAACAGAATCAGCTATGAAACACACAGCTGATATTGTTAGTGGCATTTATAGTACACTTCAAGTTGAACATTATTACATTGAACGTAGAAATGAACCTAGAATTGGAGGTTGGTTTGAAAAGATAATGTTATCTTTCAATAAGAAATTTGATTTTATCTGTTCTTATGTAAGAGTTATGTTTGAAAAACTTTTCGATGAAACCTCTGAATTTGTATTTTCTACGGATTATTTGAGATATAGCATGGACCGTATAAGTGAAAAGAGTGTGCCGCAAATTATTAGTGGTATAGCTATTACACTTTTTAACATGTTCATGTTTATCATTCCTATGGTTTACTTAATTGGAGGGATGTTAATTTTTGTTCCCGTTTATATCCATTATTTCCTAGGAAGCCAATTTGTTGGAGGTCATTATATACTTACATTTATATGTAATCCACTAATTGAAGAGTTCTTTAAGAGAGAAGATGCCTTTAATTGCATTTTTTTTCCTATTATAGAATTTATCGCATATACTTATGGAGGAGTTTTGTTTTTTGTCAGAATTCCTGCATTGATTATGCATTATGTTGCTTGCTGCGTACCTTACAAATATGGTTTCGCTATACATGCAATTTTTAACATTGTTATCACTGCAATCGAATTGCAAGTGACACAAAATTTCTTTATTTAATCCTACTATTCTGCCGTGAATCAGATGCTGAAGAAAATATATAGGCTATGAGGCAAAGTTATATGAAAATAGTAGAAGGCTGTCTAATGCTGACAATATACTAATATGGCTAGTAAAATTAAATCAACAAACAAGAAAAAACTTAACGAGAGAAGAGAACCTTCTCCCGATGACTCTTTTGGAGGGCCACCTGTGGCTCCACCATTCCCTATTGTAGAGGATTCTGATGGTACAAGATATTTTAAGTTACCTGAAGGAAAACCATCTAAGCGTATCATTGATGAAAATGGTATCACAGGTAATCCTGTGGTAGACAATTTGACTTTAGATGAATTACGCATTAGAGATGATTTAGGTTTTGATGTTAAAACCAAAAGAGCTTATAGAGCACGTATGTCTTTTCTAGCTGGAAAGCATGATATGGCTCGAACTCTAGAATTGATTTCACGTAGAAATAAACAACAAAAAGCTAGAGTTGATAAACGCCTTGAAGCATCACTCAAAACCGTCCGATTCACTGAAAATAAATTTTCTACTGAATCTGCAGTTAAAGGAGAGATGACTGAAGGCAAAGCATCTGGGGGTGACAAGAAAGAAAATGTTCTTGATCACGCAGAAGCTGCTCAACACGTTACTGTCGGTAAAGCATTACATGATTTACCTGATGGTATGAATACACAATTTGAACTGTCCAAGTTTTTTGAGAGACCTTTCTCAATTTATGACGCTGCGTGGGCTCCCGCGACAGAATATAATGTCAATTTGGCAGTTTGGGATCTTTGGTCTAAGAATGCAGCTGTAAGAGCTAAATTATCAAATTATGCATTCTTTAAAGGCACTTTACATTTAAAGATCTCTTTTTCAGGAACTCCTTTTCATTATGGAGTTGCTATGGCTAGTTATCAGCCTTATCCTGATTATAACGCAACACTTGTTGGGTACGATGAACAGTTAGCTGCTACAGCTCCTGGAGCCAATGCGTTTCCACCATACAAGTGTTATCTGTCCCAAGCTAGAGGGACAGCATATATTGATGTTAAGGATAACGAACCTCTTGAAATGACAATACCTTTCTTGTCTTATAAAGAAAGTTATAAATTGTTTAATCAAGCGGGTACTGTTATTACTAATGCTACATCTTTTAATGATTTCCTTGAGGCTGGTGAACTAAGATTAGTTACACTGAACCAAATAGGAGTTGCTAACGAAGATTACTCATCTTCTGTTAGCGTTAATGTTTATGCTTGGGTTACTGATATCGAACTTGGTTGTATTACTGCAACTGATTTCGATATTACTGCTGAAGCAAAACGAAAGAAACGTGTCGCGCGTGCTGCTCGTGAAATTGAGCAAAAGGCTGAGGAAATTGAAGATGCTGAAGAAGCATCATCTTCTGATGAAGAAGAAGCTAGATATCAAACTTGGCGAAATACTATGCGTGACAAACCAGCTTATTCTGGTACTGGATCCATGGCCGGTAGAGTTTTTAATCAAATGGAAAGCGCTATCGACAATGGAGGCAATGAATATGCTGATCCAGGTCCAGTTACAAAGGTTGCTAGTGCGATTGGCACTATTGGAGACACCTTAGCAGATGTTCCTGTAATAGGCTCATTTGCAAAAGCTACTTCAACTATAGCTGGCAAAGTTAGGAAATTCGCTTCATTTTTCGGATTTTCCAAACCACCAGTTCTTGATAAGGTTATTTATGTTAAGAATACACCATTTAATAATGGTGCGACAACTGCTGGACCAACAGCAGTTGAGCGTTTAACAGTAGACCCTAAACAAGAGTTATCTATAGATCCATCTTATTGCGGGGATGGAGGAGTAGATTCTATGGCAATTCAAGCAATTTCTTCCGTAGAATCTTTTCTAACAACATTTCCATGGGCTGACACTGACACAGCACTTTCCACAGTTTTGTGGGCTAGTGTAGTATCACCGATGCTTATGACAGGTCATGATGGGGCTCCTGTACCAAACACAGATCTCACACAACCTACCGCAATGGCATATGCTGTGACTCCATTTAAATATTGGAGAGGAACAATTAGATATAGGTTTAATATTGTCTGTTCTAAATTTCACAGAGGCAAACTTATTTTTAAATATGAACCTAATTATGCTGCGCGAGCCGTTATTACTGCGGCATCCGCACAATTGAATCAAAACAATGCTATTATTCTTGATATTCAAGAATCTCAAGAAATAGTTATTGATGTTGACTGGGCTAATGAAAGAGCCTGGCTTAATGTTGATCCAAACATCACCCCTGTGGGCCAATGTAATCTACCAGATTTCTTGCCTATTCCTCCTGCTTTTACTAACAATTTGAATGAAAATGTTGTAAATGGCTATTTGGAAGTTAGGGTGTTGAATGAGTTAGTCCAACCAACTGACTTATCTACAGTAAAAGTTAATGTGTTTGTGAGCTGCCCAGATTTAATGGTTGCAGTTCCAGAAGACACGAACATTGGTGAAAATCGAGTTCTGCTGGTTACAGAATCTGAAGTTATTAATAAAACCAATGCCAAAACAGACCATATTTGTGAAGATCACTTTGGTGAGAAAATTGTCTCTTTTCGTTCTTTAATGAAAAGATATGTCTTAGAGGACATACAAATCGGTACTACGTTGCCACCGGATGACAATGTGCATTTATGGAAGTTTAAGGGTAGATTATATCCTGAAATTCATGATTCCCCGAAGACCAGCCAAACGGGGGCATCAACAACAACAAATGAATATAATTTGTTTCAATATCTTCGGTATGCTTATATGGGCATGCGCGGAGGTATGAGATACCGAATTTTCGTGTATCATGGCTGGGGCGACATTGGCAATTGTGATTATTTTAATATCACTCTTGCCGCACCAAGTAACCGTGCATCTTCGTTGACAAAGATTGCAGTATCGGCTACTAACGAGTATACTATAAAAACTCATGCGTCGTATCTTAATGGTACGGCTATAGCACACATACCATCAAATGGTGGTATTGAATTTGAAATTCCTTATTACAGTGACAATTTATTTCAATTTTCTTGTGACAACCTTGAAGGGGCTTCTGTTTCTTTAGAAGCATATGAAGGTTTTAATCCCACTTATCCTTGTTCATGGGAAGTAACATGGACATCGAGAGAGGATGCAACAACAAAGGTGTATGTAAGAACAGATGTTTCAACCGCTGAAGATTTTACATTCTTGCGGTTCCTTGGAGCACCGTATTTTATAACACCGTGATTAGAATTATATCTAGGTGTTGCATTCCCTCCTCTAATGTGGATTTCCACCCTGAGGTTCAACAGAATCATGATAGTAATATCACTTTATTATATTTTATATTAGGATTTTTCATTTTGTCAACATTTGCATACGTAATGTATGTATCTTAACCGAGGAGACGGTATAATAAAAATGCTGAGCTCTACCACTTAAAATTTTACACGGAAGTGTTGAATTGTTTACTAGGTGCGTAGAGCACCGATTTTTCTTTTCAGCATTCTCCAATTTTAATAGGTAGG